AGATGGAATTGAAGGTCTTGGTGAAAAAACTTTAGTAAAATACTTTCCTCAAGTGCAGGAAAAACCCTGCACTATCGAAGAATTACTCGATATTGCACGAAATATCCCGCAAAAGAAACCAATTAAAACTTTATCAAATATTTTGACTGGGAAGACAAAATCAACTATACTTGGAGAAGAGTTTTATAACACAAACAAAAAAATTGTAGACCTTTCAAACCCACTAATTACGGATAATGGAAAGACCTTAGTAGAACAAATTTACACTGATACAATAGACCCCACCGACAGGGGATATAAAAACCTAATGAGAATGATGATGGAAGATGGGTTATTCAAGTACCTCCCAAAAGATGACGAGGCTTGGGTTAACTTCCTTACACCATTCACAAAATTAATAAGAAAAGAAAAACGAAAAAAATGATAGATTATAGTTTATCGGACAAATTAAAGATACAGTATCAGACGGCAAATCCTTTTCCGTATATTGTAATAGATAATTTCTTACCTGAAAATTTATTAAAATCTTGTTTGAAGGAGATTAAAAAACATAATGAATGGTATTGTAATCAAGAAGATTGGGTAGAAGAGTATCAGAAAAATAAGTTCTACTATCCAACTGATAGTACTGACATGAATGAATTTGAAGAAAAGCTCCCAATTACAAACATGATTACTGAATATATGAATTCAGAACCATTTATAAATTTTTTAGAGAATCTAACAGGGTTTGAAAAATTATACAGAGACCCAATAATGCTTGGGGGTGGAATACATAAGATTAAGAATGGAGGTAAACTTTCTATTCACATTGATTACAACCAACATCCTGGAAGAAAGTGGATGAGAAAACTAAATGTCTTAGTTTATTTGAATGAAAATTGGAAGGAAGAATGGGAAGGAAACTTAGAGTTATGGGATAAAAAAACTTGGGAAAAGAAACTCGAAGTTCAACCGATATTTAATCGAGCAGTTATCTTCTCAATCGAAGATGCACCACACGGTCATCCAGTTCCTTTGAATACACCTGAAGATGTTTGTAGATATTCATTGGCGTTATATTATTTTACGGATGAAGAAGTAAAAAACAAACATACTGTTATTTTTTATAAAGATGAAAATTTAGGAATAACAAAAAAAATTGACGATATTTTTAAAACAGAAAAACGAAACACAAACAAAAATTAAAACGCTATGAAAGAAATGGACAGCACCAAAATGGAATTCCTTTTGACTTTGAATGACAACATTGTTGTACAAAGATTCTTCAACGTTAGAGGTTTTAACCCTAAGGCGAAGAACTCGGTGGACTTGTATGAGTACATCAAAGCTCTGAAAGAAGAGTTACAGTATTATCTTAAGATGAAAACAGTTGTTTACATGATGGACAACAGAGATGCAATCAGTCATGACCCAAAAATTATGGACACATCGTTCACAGATGGTCCTGAAATATTTAACCTTTTTGTGAGAGTTGGAGAACAGACAATTTGTCATAGACAATTTGATGGAAAATTATTTCCGCCAAAAGTTCGTTATACGGTTGACGTACGACCATTTTTGAAAGATGTGTTAAGAGATTTAACTGACATTTTTTCAAACAACAAATTATCTTACCAATATTTGGATTTCGAAACAAGTAAGTAAGTATTTAATAAAAGAGGGGATATTTTAAAACAACTATGAACAAGAATTTTGATTATTTAGGGAACACATTTCAGGTGCAGTTACTCAACCAAATAGTTGTCGACAAGGATTTTTCACATTCAATTATGGATGTTATTGAGAGTTCATACTTCGACAACAAGTACTTTAAAATCATCATACAGATGATTAAAGAGTATCATGTAAAGTACGAGTCAACACCTACTTTTGATACCTTAGAACAGATTGTAAAATCTGAGATTCCTCAAGAACTTGTTGCCAAGATTGTTTTGGACACACTTAAACAAGTTAAAGATGCTCCGTTTGAGGGAACATCTTTTGTTCAAGAGAAGGCGTTGAAATTCTGTAAACAACAAGAGTTACAGAAGGCGATGGACAAATCACAAAAGATTATTACTGAAGGTGACTTTGAATCTTACGACAAGGTGGAAGGACTTATTAGAGAAGCTCTACAAGTGGGTGAGGTTGAGAAAGGTCAGACAGATGTATTCGATAACTTGGACACAGTCCTCGACGAAGACTACAGACACCCCATTCCAATGGGTATTACAGGAATCGACAAACTACTTAAGGGTGGACTTGCGAAGGGTGAGATTGGGGTTATATTAGCTCCTACGGGGGTTGGTAAAACCACAGTCTTATGTAAGATTGCCAACACAGCATTTAACATGGGTTATAACGTTCTTCAAATATTTTTTGAGGACAACCCAAAGATTATCCAAAGAAAACATTTTACAATGTGGACGGGTATTGAACCAGATAATTTGGTTCTCCACAAAGATGTTGTTATGAGTAAGATAACTGAGATTAAAGAGACTATGAAGAATGAGTTAATCTTGAAGAAGTTAGCTTCTGATAGTATGACCATGAATCAAATCAAGAATCAAGTTAGAAAGATTATTGCTGATGGTACAAAGATTGATATGATTCTATTGGATTATATTGATTGTGTTCTCCCTGAATCAAGTGCTAAGGATGAGTGGAAAGCTGAAGGTTCTGTAATGAGAGGCTTTGAAGGTATGTGTCACGAGTTGAATCTTGCTGGATGGACAGCAACTCAAGGTAATAGAAGTTCAATCTCATCTGAGGTTGTGACTACAGACCAAATGGGTGGTTCCATCAAAAAGGCTCAGGTGGGTCACGTAATCATCACTGTGGCTAAGTCATTACAACAAAAGGAAATGAACTTAGCAACGATTGCCATTACAAAGTCACGTCTTGGTAAAGACGGAGTTGTCTTTGAAAACTGCAAGTTCAACAATGAACTTCTTGAAATAGATACTGAATCGTCAGTTACCTTCTTAGGATTTGAGGGACAACAAGAGGAAAGAAAAAGGGATAGAGTTAAGGAACTTCTTGAGAAAAGAAAAGAGAGAGAATCTCAGCAAAAATCTACTTAATTAAATATACACTTTTTTCACAAAAAACTTATTTTTTTTTATTAAATTTGCTGGCCGATTGGTGTTCGACCACATATTTATCATAAAAATCGTTGATTTTTTAATAAAATATCTACACCTAAAAATTTACAAAATGGACATTTCAAACAGGATTTTATCAGATATTACCGTGTATATGAAATACGCAAAGTATATCCCTGAGTTAAAGAGAAGAGAAACGTGGCAAGAATTGGTCACAAGAAACATGGAGATGCATATTAAGCAATATCCACAATTAGAAAAAGAAATTAGAGAGAACTACATGTATGTTTACAGAAAACAAGTTCTTCCATCAATGAGGTCAATGCAGTTTGCTGGAAAGCCTATTGAGATTTCACCAAACAGAATTTACAACTGTGCCTTCGCACCGATTGATGATTGGAGAGTATTCTCTGAAATCATGTTCTTACTTTTAGGTGGAACAGGTGTTGGTTATTCAGTACAAAAACATCACGTTGATGCTTTACCTGAAATCAGAAAACCAAATAAAGAAAGAGGAAGAAGATGGTTAGTAGCCGATTCTATCGAAGGATGGGCTGACGCTGTTAAAGTGTTGGTTAAATCATATTTCTATGGTGGTTCTAAAATTGAATTTGATTTCAGTGACATCAGACCAAAAGGTGCAAGACTTATCACATCAGGTGGTAAAGCTCCTGGTCCTCAACCATTAAAAGAATGTTTAATTAAGGTTGAAGGTATCTTGGATTCAAGACAAGATGGTGAAAGATTAAAACCAATTGAAGTACACGATATCGTTTGTCATATTGCAGATGCGGTATTAGCTGGTGGTATCAGAAGAGCGGCACTTATCTCATTATTTTCAGCAACTGATGAAGAAATGATTGGATGTAAGAGTGGAGCTTGGTGGGAAACAAATCCACAAAGAGGTAGAGCAAATAACTCTGCAGTTTTGATGAGACACAAAATCACCAAAGACTACTTCATGGATTTATGGAAGAGAATTGAAGCAAGTGGTGCAGGAGAACCTGGTATCTACTTAAGTAATGATAAAGATTGGGGAACTAACCCTTGTTGTGAAATTGCTTTGAGACCATTCCAATTCTGTAACCTTACAGAGGTTAACGTATCTAACGTTGTATCTCAAGAAGATTATGAAGATAGAGTTAGAGCGGCATCTTTTATCGGAACATTACAAGCGGGATATACAAACTTCCATTACCTAAGACCAATTTGGCAAAGAACAACTGAAAAAGATGCGTTAATTGGAATTTCAATGACAGGTATCGGTTCAGGTGCGGTGTTAGGTTTGAACATGAAATCTGCTGCTAAAGTAGTTAAAGAAGAAAATAAAAGAGTTGCTGAATTATTACACATCAATCCAGCAGCAAGAACAACAACAGTTAAACCAGCAGGAACAACATCACTAACTTTAGGTACATCTTCAGGTATCCACGCTTGGCATAACGAATATTATGTCAGAAGAGTGAGAGTTGGTAAGAATGAAGCAATTTATTCATATTTAAAAGATAATCATCCTGAATTAGTTGAAGATGAATATTTTAGACCACATGATACTGCGGTTATCGGAATACCACAAAAAGCACCTGAAGGGTCAATCTTAAGAAACGAATCACCAATTCAATTATTAGAAAGAGTAAAAAAAGTTCAACAAGAATGGATTAAACCAGGACACAGAAGTGGAAATAATGCTCACAACGTATCGGCAACAATCTCAATCAGAGAACATGAATGGCCAGCTGTTGGTGAGTGGATGTGGGAAAATAAAGAATATTATAATGGACTTTCAGTATTACCTTACGATGGTGGAACATATATTCAAGCACCATTTGAAGATTGTACAAAGGACAAGTATGAAGAATTAATGAAAACACTCCATGACGTTGATTTATCAAAAATCGTTGAGATGGATGACGATACTGATTTAAGTGGTGAAGTCGCTTGTGCTGGTGGAGCTTGTGAAGTAACATTGGTATAAGATGGAAAAACAAAATATAAAAAGGGAGAAGCCAAAACTTCTCCCTTCTCATTTTTATGAAGAAAACGGTAGAACCGTTTTTACTGAGGAGTATCATATTCAAAGGGGATATTGTTGTGGTAATGGTTGTAGACATTGTCCCTATGAACCAAAGGCTCAAAAAGGTAACACTTTAATAAAAAAATAATCTAAGTATATTTATCTCATATGGCAGATGGGATAACATATGGTTTGTACTTCCCCTTTAGAAACTCAACTCAAGGGGATTATCTAGCACTTACAGAATTTGAATCTGAAGAAATTAAATCAGATTTGATTCATCTTCTTTTAACAAGAAAGGGTTCAAGATATTTCTTGCCTGATTTTGGTACAAGATTATATGAGTTCATTTTTGAACCTTTTGATGGATTAACATTTGACGCAATACAATCAGATATTAGAGATGCTGTTGCACAATACATGCCAAACTTACTTCTAAACAATATAACAATTACACCATTAGACCCACAGGAGGAATATGATTTAGATACAGGACAAGCTGTTGTCGGAACATCATCATCACCTGTATATAGATTCCCTGGTAAAGGAACGGCAGAATATACCGCTAAAATCAAGATAGATTATTCAAATAACAAAAATACATTCGCTCAAAGTGATTTTGTTATTATCAATATTTAATAGTAATGGCAAATCGTAAAATATCATATACAACCAGAGATTTTGAAGGGATAAGAACCGAACTTCTCAATTATGTAAGAACTTATTATCCTGAATTAATTCAAGACTTTAATGATGCTTCTGTATTTTCAGTTTTTATTGATTTGAATGCGGCTGTAGCTGACAACTTGAATTATCATATTGATAGAAGTGTTCAAGAAACTGTTCTTCAATATGCACAACAAAGGTCATCAATTTATAACATTGCCAGAACTTACGGATTGAAACTTCCAGGACAAAGACCTTCAGTTGCTCTTGTTGATTTTTCAATAACAGTTCCAGCTTTCGGTGATAAGGAAGATGAAAGATATCTCGGAATTTTAACAAGAGGTTCCCAAGTTACAGGTGCGGGAATTGTATTTGAAAACATTTATGATGTTGATTTCTCATCACCATATAACGCTCAAGGATTCCCAAATAGATTAAAAATACCTAACTTCAATGCTAATAACGTATTAGTAAACTATACAATTACCAAGAGAGAGTTAGTTGTTAATGGTATTACAAAAGTTTTCAAAAAAGTTATCACACCAAATGATGTAGTACC